TATTAACTAACTTAGCAGTCTCTGCAACAGTATATGCTTTCTTTCTATTTCTTCTAAAGTCAGAACGTAAACAAGTTTCTAGTCTATCCTTGTTAATATTATAAACAGTTACCATTCCTGTTGACCTAGAACTATGATGAATTCTTACTAAGTCTCCATTAAGAAACCATATTTTTTTACCGCCAGGAATTACAGGTTCGCTATTATATGCTTCGCTCTGAATTTTTCCTTTTGCAGTAACCATTTTCCCTCCACAGATTCGTTAGGTGGATGATAAAACTTTCTATTTCCACATTTTACACAATATGTTTCTAAGTGATCTATGTTTGAATGTATCCTATCAACAAACATTTTTCCTTCGCATCTTTTACATCTCATCCTAGTTAGGAACTCCAATAGCAATTAGATTTATTCCAATAGTTGCAGTTCCAGATACACCATACTTTACTGTAAAGTTAGACTGAGTTGTGGTAACAGATGTAAGAACTACAGTAGTATTTGCGCCTGCTGTTGTACCACTTGTATTAACAATAGACAAAGTTACGATTGGTGGAAACTTAAAGTTAGAATAATCAATAGAGTAGGATTTTTCTTGACCTGCTGTTACCGTTTCATTATTTGCAATTGATTTAAACTTTCCAATAAACTTTGTATTAGATGTTTTTAAACTTTGTTTTTCTCCTCCAACAACATCAACATCTGTATAGTTGTATGTTGCATCAGATATTTGGGTTGATAAAAAATTAACTGCCTCAACTAACTGATAAATATATGTAACATCAAGAGGTTGTCCTCTTTCAGGTAGTGGTACTTTTGCCATTTTATTCCTCCTATTAGATTATATCAAAGACACTGTGCCAGAGTCGAAGATATTTAGTGCTTCTTTAATTTCTTTTTTTGATGAAATGATTTGAACCTTTACTCTAACCGATGTAGTCCCAGTTTTTAAAAATGAATACGAATGGACTTTTGATTTTCCATGATAAAAAAAGTCATTTGAGTCAAACTTAACAAAGACATCGTATTCTGGAAAATCATTTTGATCTCCCCATACTGCTGTAATTATGTTTCCTGCCTTAGATACTGCTCCACTTGTTACAACAAGATCAACGCCATCTGAATTATATATTGGAGACCAGTGAGAAACTCTGTTTCTATCTTCAGATATAACTCTATAACGAATATTATATTTTTCTGTATCGTGATCAATTGGTGGCAGTGATGACTTTAACACCCTAAGTTTTTTAATATTAGCATCAGCCATTACGTTACACCAATAGAAAATCTAAATTCAATATAGTTGTTTGTATTCGGAGATTTAATTACAGTTGATGCAGTATCATTTTTAATAACAGAATATCCTGTTAAACCATATAGCGGATTAACAGTTGCTATATTTTCAAGTCTTAACGCATCTAAAGCAATGTAATAATCTGATGTTGGATACAAGCCTCCGCTTAAACTATCAAAAATAGAAACATAAATCTTTACCACGTTAACTGCATCCCATGTAAAGTTTTGACTCTTATATAATTCCTGCAATTGTTTTGAAACAACAAAGTATCTGTTTGTTGCAAAGTCATATCCATCAACGCCGTCTTCAATATTAACTTCAAACCTAGCATAGATGCTTGGATTTGTTTGGTCAGTTCCTGCAAAGTCAATAAGAATTCTTATTGTATCTGGAACTGAGGCAGATCCTCCATCTCTGTTTACTAAAGAAAATGCAAACCTTAATTCATCAATTGGAGAGTTTCCTGAAAAGTCAACGTTTGGAGAAGTAAGGTGTATATGATTTCCAGAATCAATAACAATGTTGTCAACTCCACCAGACCCACCACCACCCAAACTTAGATCTGAGTCATCCCCCTGCATCAATATTGTATTATTTAAAAACCTTGCTCGCTCATATCTTTCAACACGATCTGTATTATAAAAAATAGAATTATCTGCATTAGTCTGAAATACTCCAGAATCTGTTCCTACTGCATTAATAATATCATCATCGTTTGTATCAAGTGGTGTTGATATTGTTGTAATTTGTGTAGATGTAGAAGATGTATGATATTCCCAGTTCTCACCCTGGGTAAATGCAAAAACAGTCTTACTGTCTTGTGTTCCTGCCGAAGGGTTAGAACCTGCTGAGTATAGTCCTACCTCTGTTATTTCATATCTTTCTTCTGTTGGTAGTTCTGCGGTAAGTACAATTTTATCAATACCGTTTTCATTTACGAATCCTCTAGAAGATATGGGAACTCTAAACATTTCAAAATCTAAGTTTGTTTTTGTTGCAAAATTATCAGCAACATCTTCAGTCTGTAGGGGGGTTGGACCACAGCCAACGGCAAGGTAAGATGCGTATGCTGGTGCTTGACCAAGCATATACTTTCCAATAATATTTTTGCCAGTATTAGTTATCATGATGTAGTCTCTCCAAAGTTTGCTATATATATTGTACCATTTAAGGATATTTCAACCTCAAACAATTCATCTTTATTAATATTAATACCTTCAATAATTAGGTCTCCAGTGGCTTCTTCAATGTAGACATTTGTTCCATTTGGCCCATTGCCAACAAGAGGAACCTTCTCTTCAAACTTTATAGAAAAGTTGTTAAAATATTTTTCTGATGTAGCCTGTAACCTCAAAATGTTATTTGGGTTGTACATCTGCTGGATTAGTCCTAAATTTTTAATTGGGGTATAAGATACTTGCTGACCATTCACAATATCATTTCTAGCAATATTAATTAACTCATGTCCACCAATATCTTCAAATATAAGATCAGTCATTATCTCAATAGACATTGAGTTATCATCAAATAAAACAGTATCTATTGGAGCAGTCTTTGTAGGGCTTTTTGGAAGAAGGTTTGAAACAGATGCTGACGATGGTGTATCTGGGGTTGCTGATACCATTTTTATACCTCACTCAAATAAACGGTCATACTTGGTCCTGATTCTGATCTAGCATACTCTATATTATATACAACAAAACGAGATAGATCTGACGCTACCAGTTCAATTCCAGTAGAGTCTTTATAGTCAATGGTAACAATATCTCCCAGTTGTAAAGTTGGAATAGAAAAAATGTTAACACCAACAGATTTTTTTGGAACCATTAGTTTATTAATAATCCAATTCATCATTGCTTCTGCATCATCCTGCGTCTGAATGTATGGGCTGTCAATACTAAACTCATTTTTACCATATGTGATTCTGCTTAATTTAATCTCATCATACTTTAATTTTTCCACTAATGGAGAATACGTAAGCGTACTTCCTACAAGTTCTGGATCTGATAAGTTTCCACGCTTCTTAAAAAATTCATCAACAGTTAGTTCGTGTGTTGTATCTTGTGTAAATGTAATGCCTTGGATTCTTAAAAAGTTTCCAGTTGTTTCATCTAAATTTAATGCCTTGTCTGTTGAGTTAAAGATTAAAAACTCAGCACCATATGAGTCTGCATAAAATCCTGAAGATGTATATCCCTTTATATTATTAAATGTTGGAGATAGTTTTGCATATAGTGCTGGATAGGCACGATCATATTTAATATCAAAGTATGAGCACTCTCGCATAATAGATCCAAACTCTTCAAAGTACATATTATAATTTGGTGGTTGTTGAGAACTTATGCCAGACAAATATGTTGATTGAACAACTCCGCTCATAGCATATTTTCTAAATGAATCGTTTACATCAATACTTGAACTACCAAACTGATTAGACAGCGTTTCTCCTATAACAAAAGAGGTGTTCTGACTATAATTTTGAGATAAAGCATATATGTTTTCAAACATACACTTAGATGATCCACGAACAAACAGTGCCATATTATTATATACTGGAAGAGGATCATTATCATCTACAATTTTAATAAGTTGATTATTTATATAAAGATAAAATCTTCTTATCTTTCCAATATCTTGATACTCTACAGATAGGTCATATACTGTTGAGTTGTCTTCTGCAGACATTCTTTGCTGCCCAGAAAATAAACCATCGTCTACAATTACTTTTGATATGCCTCCCCAAAGTTTAATTGGAACCGCATTAGTGTTTGAAGAATCTTTTTTAATTTTATAAAAAACAACGTTATTAATTGAAACTTCTGCTTGATTGCTTTTATCTAATTTTAAATATGGAGTAATATTATCTTCTGTTAATGCTATTAGTTCAAAATAGTATCCATTGTTTGTTTCTGGATTTAACAATACTGCAAGGCCTCCAGAGCCTCCACCAATATTTACGTTTTGATCTGGCTGTGTTCCATTAACCTGAAAATATGGAATACTGCCCGTTGCGGTTTGTGTTCTAGTTAAATTGTTTTCAATTTTTCCTATGATTCTCATTCTTGTTCCAAAATGTCTATAGGCATTATTTAATTCCTTATAAACATATGAAACAAAGTTAAGGGGTGTTTCTGTTGTCTTAAATGATGGACCATTAAATACAAGAGCGGATGACTGAATTGTTCCACTTTGTGTAGACAGCAAGCCATTAATGTCTGTATCAGTCAAATCACTTGTTGCCATAAAGTTTTTAATTATGCTATTTCTTGTTGACTGTTTAGCAGTTACATTATTTACGCCTGCTGCGCCAAGTGAGGTTGCTGGTACTGTTACATTTTCATCAAGTTGAGTTGTAAATAAATATTGTGTTTTCATGTCAACACCACGGACATTATCACTATCTGTCCAATAAGTGTTTATTCCAGCATAGTGGCTAGTTATCTGTGTTCCAAATTGTCCACGTCCATGGTCTACTACAGCACCATTCTGAAGTCTTGTTACACCATTAACTGTTTCGTAGTATGGCGTTGAGTATATTCTGATTAATCCCGTTGGATATATCTTTCCATTAAATGGAAGAGATGCAAAATATTTTTGATACTCTTGGTTATCGCTAATCCAAACGTTTCCAATTCCAGTTATATTGTACTGTGCTGCATCATACTTTATAATTTCTCCATTAGAATAAAGGTAGCCTGTATTTCTTGTTAACCAATATACATTTTCTCCAAGATCAATTATATTATTTACAACAACATTTTTTTGAACAGTTGGAGGTGTATTTGGAATATCTGAATTTAATGGCATTGCTCCAAGAACATAACTTCCTTGCTTTGAAGCTAGTTCATTTATTGTTTTAGTTGAGTCTGTTCCAGCAACTTCCCATAACAATGATGGCTTATATATCCAAGCTTTTTCTTTGTCAATCATTGTTGATTGTTTTATTGAGCCATAGGATCTTTGAATATATCTAGTTGTATAATTAATCTTTCCATCGTTATAAATCTTTTTATCTTGTGACGCTATAGATAAAATATTTGGCAGGTTGCCAGAAAATGCATTCTCAATTACTCCTGAGTCTGTTTGATTATTTGATCCAGACAATACAAAATCTACGTCTCTTTGTGATTCTGTTGGCATTAAATAATCTTTACTCATTACAACAAAATTATTGTATTCATCAAAAAACATTGCAGTTTGTGTAGATACTGCTAATTGATTTAAAACCTCTGCAACATTTTGATCTGGTGCAATAAAGAAGTATGGAATTATTGGATCTGATTCATCCGCTACACGCTTAAAAACATAATTGCTAAACCCAATATAATCAAGTATAAGGGATATTGCATAACTTAGAGATGTTTGTGTTGTAAGAAGTCTTGGTGCTGGCATTGATTCTAAGAAAAAATAAAAATCCCTTAGTTCTAAAGATAGTTTTGCTGCAGTAACATCTGCTTGTGGAAATCCTTCTGAGTATAAAGTCTTAATTGGAATGGAGTATTCATCTCCGTTAACATCAAATATTGATTCATAAAAATTAAACTTAATGTTTTTTCTTATATATTTATAGACTATACTTAAAGTGTTATTTTCATTAAAGGCTTGATCATCATCAAATAAAGATAGAGTTCCAGTTGACGCTAATAGTTGACCTACTGGTAGTGATGTTGATCCAATATCAGAAAGTATTTTTTTAATATTGTAATCAATAACCTTGTCTGAGATGTTTACCAATAGTCTTGGAGACATTTCAATTAAATCAAAGGTACAATCAAACTTATTCATTGTTTCAACAACAACTCTTATTCCACGAATATATGAAAACTCTCTATATGTTGTAGAGTTGTTTGCGTCATTGGTAAAAAAGTCTGGGCTTGTTAAGTCTGTAACTAGAGTTGTTGAACTATTTAGAATTCCAGCTGATAGGTCCCAGCCATACTCTGGTGTAAATGTATTATATTCATTACTGGAACTACTCCAAATATAAAAAGTTCCTCTTTCATTTTCATTTTGCACAACAAGATAGGCATATCCATTAATAGATGTTTCTGGAAGCAGTGTGCTAGATGATAGTTTTTCTGCAAATTTAAAGTTTGTTTTATATTGATTTGGAATTTTTAAACCATACTCTAACTCCACATAGCCATCTTCTGGAACAATAGGTGTTCCATCACTACGCAATGAGTTTTCATCAAATGAGTATGCATCAATCCAGTTATCTCTATTTAAATATTGAACCCTCCATCTTACTGGAGTTGTCTTATTTTCTACTCCATAAAGTGGATCACCCAAAGATCCAGACTGGGTTATCATGGTTCCCATATTAACAGTGCCAACATTTGTTTGCATTTTTACAATAATCTTATTTGCTGGAACATTTTCTTTATAAACTACAAATGGAACAGCATCATCAATATAGTTTAATCCATTTGATATATTTTTAGCAATTCCTCTTTCAAGGTTGTTCTCTGTTCTAAATGATGACCAATATCTAAACTGATCATATCTTGAGGCCATATAGTATCTTGGTCTTTGTGCAAGAGAGGCTCCAGAGTTTGCAAGATATCTGTTATTAAAATAAGATGCTTTATTAATTCCAGAACGTGGTCTAAATGGTTTTAGGCAATCTTCTAAAGAATAAATTATTTTTAATTTTTCTTTAGTTGATGTAAATAATTGAGGTACCCCAGAGTTATCAAACCCTCCATCTACAACAACATCTGCATCAGTTGCACCTGTATAGTAATTACCTTCATCTAGATTGTCAAATGTTAGTGGAAGTGTTCTGTACTGAACATCTGAGCCAGTAGGTCTATATCTATAGTTCCCAAGTTTATAAATATTATCTGGCATATTCATATTCCACTCAGCCAAGACTAATGACTGTAACTGTACTGTTGAAGATGTTTCTAAATGTGTCTTTAATGTCTCACTAACAAACATTTAGACCTCTTCCAGTGTTACCGAAATATTCCAAAGATCGTGATTTGACCCACCACGTTTTACAACAGAATAATTAAAGTCTGCAATATATACCTGCATGATTTGGTTATATTGAGCAAGATGTCCATAGTCTGCATCGGCCTTACCAAAGTTTGAGTACTTGTCATATGCCATAAACATCCAAAAAGGACCTGTATGGTTTTCATACCAGTCAAGAAGTTCTACTCCGCCTGCTCCACCATCTGCTGTAAATTCACCTGTTGTTTTTTTGTCAGGGGATAAACCAGTAGATAAAAACCCTGCATCCTGAAAGTATGCTCTTGATGGTAAATTACTCCATGAAACAGACATAGTTAACTTATCTGCTATATGGTATGAACGCATACGTCCATTAATAGTTCTTTGTCTTTGTTCAATTCTTGTTGGTGTAAAATTTAATTCCCCACGATTATGGTCTGAAAGAATAAGAAATTGATTAGTTAGATCTGTATCAGTAGATGCATCAAAGTTACCTTGTACTTCATAGCCAGTCGGCAGGTATACCCCATTAACGAGTGTACCAGGGTTCTCAGACCACAACAGGGCCTGGGGGCGTTCATACCTACGTCTACCTGTTAAATACGCTGCTGTAGCCATTTAGCCCCTCTGTGCCCTAATTCTCTGTGAGTCAACTTGTCTAATTTGTGTCATAACGACTCTTGCAATATCCTCTGGATTTGCATCAGATTTAACATTGACGTTTAGATTATAATTATACACCTTCTCGCCATCGTATGATCCGCTATTAATAGCCTTCATTTTATCAACACCATATGAGTCAACAGCATACTTAGTCATTACAAATTCTCCAGGAGTTAGCATTGCTGGAATAGTATCTGTTCCTCTTGACATTCCGCCTACCGCAAAATATTTAGGAACCATTCCGCCATAAGACATCTGCATAGGAATTTTTTCACCTGCAGGTTTATAACCAGCAATACCACCAGCAGCCATGTATCTTGGAACCATTCCTCCAGAAGACATTGCAAAGAATCCTCTTCCACCGCCACCGCCAACATTATTTGGATCAATTGCAGGCAATGTTGCATTATAGGCTGCCTGTGCTGCAGCAAGTCGTGCTGCTGCTGCTGCTGCAACTTTACGATCATATGCAGCATCTGGCCCACCACCAGTATTTTCTGCAGAGTTTGCTGCTGCTTCATCTGCTGCTGCTTGGGCTGCATCAAGTTCTTCAACTACTGTTATAAATTCTTCTAATGCTGCAATAGATGCTGCAGTATTTTCTGGTTGAACATAAGAATCTACACTTCCTGCAGATGAAACAAATGCACTTGTTGATGAATAATTCATTGAAGATATTACAGCCATTGCTGCAATAATTGAATCCATTATATCTTTCATTGTTCTAAGTTCATTATTACTTTGTACTAGTTTAGCCTTATAACCATCAAGTTGAATCTGTATAGATTCCCAACCAAGTTTTTCATTTTCAATTGCAAGAAGTTTTGCATCAAGTATTTCTTGATTCTTGTCAAGTTCTGCCTGTAACTTATCTAAATTTTCTTGTGCCTTTGCAAGTTGAGTTGACTTAATACCATCAATTACTGTTTCAATGTCTCTAATTGATAGAAGTCTTGCTTCTCTTAATTCTGTTATGTTATAAACCTGATCTTCTAATGCAAGAATCTGTGTTTGTACTGTCTTTCTTTGTTGTTCAAGAGCATAAGATTGCTGGCTAATTCTAAACTGTTCTGCTTCAATTTGTGCTTTTGTCATACCGCTTGCAGATACTAGATTGTCTGTTTCAGCCTTTCTTGCTGCAGCAATGAATTCTCCAGATTTACGATTGGCTGCTTCTGCTGCAGTTGTACGCATATCATTTGCTAATTGTGCTGCTGCTGAAATATCACCTTGAGACAGAGCATCAGCAAGAGAAATTCTACTCTTTTCCTGTGCTGCAATATCAGAGTTAAGTTCAGATATTGTTTGTAGTGCCTTTTCTTGAGCATCATATTTTTCATTGATTGACTCAGTAGCCTTATCAATTAAAGTTAAATCATTTGATAATACCGCTGATCTGTCAGATAGAACTTGTAGTGGTCTATCAAAATTAATGTCCATGTTTCGTTGTGCATCATTAATTTTTTCTTGAAGGTCATCAAGGAAGTTTTGTCCAATATTTGGATCATACTTAAGCGTAAGATTAATTGCATCAATCTTGTCTTGTTCTTTTTGAATACTTTCATTAACAGATTTAACATCAATTTCTGCAGTTTTAATCTTAGCCTTTAGTCCAATATTGGCTATATCAAATTGATTTTGTAATGCTCTGGTTTGTAAATCAAGTACAGTTGTGTTAGCATCAATTGCTTCTTGTGTGCTTTGTTCAAATGTAAGTGATTGTTTTCTAATTAATTCAAGCATATCTGAATAGTTTTTAGTTTTTACTATTAAGTCACCAAAGTTATCTTTAAGGTTTACGGTTGCATCTGCTGAACCAATAGCCCAGGCATTAGACTTATCTTTTAATATTTCAAGAATAACTTCTTGTTTTACCCCAGCAGCAGCAAGTTTCTTATAAGCCTCAATTTGCATATTTGTATCTGCAATATTGTCATTAAGTTTGATTGTACTTAATTGATAATTAAGGTCAATTGTTTTCTTTATTTCTTTATTTAATTCTTGTTGTTCTTGCTTAGTTGCTTTCAATCCACCTTGTGCTGCAATCTTTGCAGTTAGTGTTGCATCTTGTAATATCTTTTGAATTTCAAGTGAGTTATATCCTTCTTTTGTTAATAACTTATGGGCTGCAACTTGATTCTCAATTTCTTTGCTTGCATCTTTTACGTCTTGAATGTATCCGCCAATAGTTGCTTTACGGAATCCTTCATTAATAACTATAAAGTCATCTTTAAGACCAGTAATTCTTCCATTTTTTTGAATATTAAATAGAGTATCTGACCACAACTTAAACTGTTCTGCATCCAAACCTCTAATAATTTCCATGAAGTCTTTATCAATAGAAATTCCAGCCTTCTTTGCTGCTGTCTCTATTTGTTTAATTGCTCCAGACTGTGCATCAAGTCCTGGGTTTATTGATTTTTTACCTCCATCGTTAAGGAATTTTCTTAAAGACGCTAATGGAGTAAGTGCATTAAAGCCACCTTCTTTAACAAGTTTTAGTTTTTGTGCAAGATCATTTAGGAATGACATATCTTTCTTTGGAGCATCGCCACCTAGTCCTAATGTTCCTGCACCCTTTGAACCATCATCTATACCTTGGCCCTTCCATTCAAGACCCATTTCTTTAAGAGCAGTAGTATAAGCCTTTACACCTTCTGCAGATTTTCTCCATGCATCATATTGCAATGATGCTGCTGTTCTAGCAGAATCAACAAACATGGTTGCTGGATCTCTTTGTTCAGCCTTTTTCATAAATCCAATTTTTAATGTTTTTTCAATATCTGCTTTAACTGAGTCTGCATCCTTTAACATTGTAAATGCAAAAATTGCTTCAAATCTTTTTTCTGCAGGAAGTTTCATAAAGTAATCTATGTTGCTTACAACATAATCTAATGTTGCATTTGCTGGCATTCCTGCTCCCGCAAGTTCTGTTTGATATTTTGTTAATAACTTAGCATCAAACTGTCCATTTGGAAAGCGTTTCTTAATTCCATCAATTTCCTTACCAAATGCAGCAAGTCTATCAATATCACTTTGATCAATTTCCATTCCCATATTTACTGGAATTGTATCTGGAGCCTTTGCATATTCTTCAAGGGCTGTAAGAACACTCTTAAGTTTTGCTGGATCTTTTCCAAGCAGTTGATCAGTTAAATTTTGGAATCCCTTTTGCTTTGTAGTATTTTCAAATCTTCCAAGAAGTGTTGTAATTCTA